CCCCGCAGCCGGTGGGTGATCAGGCTCCAGAAAAGCCGGTTGATGGTCTGGATCGAGGCCATGGCAGGCCTGAAACCCGCCGTGAAAGTATTCGCAAAGCGTTTGAGCGGGCAAATACCCCAGAAAAGGAGAAAACCCCAGCACCGCGCAAAGCGGCGAAGACGGAGGCGAAACCCTCCGAGGCTCCGCTAGATTTGCGTAAGCCGCCGCAAGAGCGGCATAGGGAGGGCGGGCGTTTTGCAAAAGCGCCTGCTGCAGACGTTGCAGCGCCAGTGGATCCTGCTGGTACGCAGCCTCCGCAGATTGCGAAAAAACCCGTCGCGCCTCTTCCCGAGACTGCGCCCTATAGAGAGCCGCCAGGGCGCTGGAACGAGGCCGGTAAAGCAGAGTGGTCAGCAGCACCCGAAAGCGTCCGCGGCGAAGTTTACCGCATGGCCAAAGAGTTTGACGGCGCATACAAAACGCTCCGCGGCGACCACGACACCATGAACAGCATACGCCACTTTCACGAGATGGCGACGCAACACGGGACGACGCTCGACAAGGCGCTGACCAACTACGTTTCGATGGAGCAGAAGTTGCGCACCGACCTGGTCGGTGGCCTCGACGTCATCGTCAACAACCTGAACCTGCGCACCCAGAACGGCCAGAAGATCTCGTTACGCGATGTCGCCTACCACATCCTCAATCAAAGTCCCGAGCAGCATAAGCTGACGCAGCAGCAAAACTCGCAGCAGGCAGCCCAGCACCAGATCGGCTCCCTCCACCGTGAGGTGGCCGACTTGAAATCTACGATCAATGAGCTGCATACTGGCCTCAGGTTCAATCACACCCGGTCGCAGGTCGACGTCTTTGCCGACAGCCACCCAGGGTTTGATGAATTAGGGGATTTAATCGAGCAGGAATTGCAATTTGGTTTCAGCCTGGAAGAGGCCTACCAACGTGCATACCGGCTAAGACCCCCGAAAACACACGCGGCTCAGACCCGCAACACGCCGGCTCAGACCCGATCCGACAAGTCGATCCATGGCGCTCCCGATAGCGGTCCCTCAGACGGCCCGCCGGTCAAGCGCAAGGGCGACAAGCAAGTTGGCCGACGCGAAGCTATTCAACGCGCAATCACGCGCGTGAACGGCGGCGTCTAATCTGAGGTGGCGTAATGCCAAACATCAACACGAATGCTGCGTATCAACAGATACTCAGCATGGCGCTCGAGGACCGCTCGAGCGGCTACGAAGATCTCGTCTCCAATAACAACGCAATGCTTGCGGTGATGAAGCGCAAGGGCCTCTGGCACACTTACAGTGGCCCGCGCATTCGCCAGACGCTGCAGATCTCCAAGCAGGTCGCGCAGTGGTACAGTGGTTATGATCAGTTGCTTAATCCGGCACTCGATCTGTTCAACGATGCCTACTTCGATCCCAAGATGGTTGTCGTTCCGGTCATCCTGTCGATGCAGGAGATCTTGAACAACGAAGGTAGCGCCCAGCTCATGGACGTTTACGACAGCTACATCGCGGCTGCCGAACGCGCCCTCGAGGATACAATGGACGCGGCAATTTACAGTGACGGCACCGCCAACGGCGGCAAGCAGATCACTGGCCTCGCCACCGCCGTGCCGATCGTCACTAACAGCGGTGTCTATGGCGGCATTGATCGCGCCACTGCCGTCATTTGGCAGACCAAAACTTACGACGCCAACTCGTTCCTGGCCGGCTCGACACAGGTCAGTGCGACGACCATCCGCCCAATGCTCAACTACGTCATGACCAAACAGTCACGCGGCAAGGATTACGCCGACCTGCTGGTGATGTCGCCCGAGCATTACGCGGCTTACGATGCGGCGACTGTTGCCATCCAGCGGCAGACCAATTCGACCAGCCTGGGCCAACTTGGTTTCAGTGCGATCGAATACATCGGTGGCGGTAAGCGCGCCGAGATCGTGCTCGACGGCGGCATCGGCTCCAACATGCCGGCCAACACCACATTCGGATTGAATACCGACAGTTTCCGCATGCGGTATCACCCGAACAGAAACTTCGACAACTTGTTCGATGGCGACGGTCAGATGCCGATCGATAAGGACGCGATCGCGCAGTTCATCGGCTGGATGGGTGAACTCACCCAGGTCAATCCGATGTTTAACTGGCGGCTCTATGACAGTAATCCGGCCGCGTAAGGCTGGGTAAACGGAGGTCGTCGTCTTCAAGGGTGTCCCTTGCCCTCAGCCGGCGGCGACCTCTTCACAAGGGAGAATGCAGAATGCCCGCAAGAGATCCTGATGCCGCCGTCGTTGCTCTGTTTAAGAACTTTGCCAAAAAGAACGAGGCCGCCTCCCTGAAGGAGGGCCGACCGATCTACGAGGATATCGAGGTTGTCGAGATCCGCTTTCCTGGCTCACGCAATATGTCGGTGTTTCCAGCGACTGCGTTCTCGCACTGGTCAGAAAACTTTGAGACGGGCGAGCAGACGGCAGTGACGTATGCCGAGCGGTTTCGCCGGCAGTATCAACAGTTCAAGGCGCAGACAGCGCAAACCAAATCGGGGACGCCGCTGGCGCATGTGCCCTTTCTTACAGAGGCTCGTCGGGCCGAGTTACGCGCCCTCAACATCTACACTCTGGAGGCGCTGGCACATGTTGACGGCCAAGAGCTCAAAAATCTCGGACACGGCGGACGAGATCTGAAAAACAAAGCGCAAGAGTATATCGCCGAGAGCAAGAGCAACGCGCCAAACCTGGCCATGGCGGCAGAGCTGGAGGCGCTCAAAGCGCGCAACGCCATCATCGAAGAAGACCTCAAGCGGCATCAAGACCGCAACGCCGGTGAAAAAGTCGATGGTGATAATCAGTTTGCCGGCATGACCCTCGACCAGTTGCGTGATTTCGTTACGACCAACACTGGTCACAAACCGCATGGCTCGCTGAACCGCAAGACGCTAGTGCGAATGGCAACAGAGGCCCAGCAGAAAGTCGCATGACGAATGTCGTTGTTGACGGTTGTCAGGGATGTTTGCACGCCTGTTGGGGTCACCATCCCGACGTCGGTATTCGCAAGCATCGCTGGCAACCGCACCATGGCGGAGATGCTGGCGCTCGCTAACGAGATTGCGCAGCGCATCGCTTACGATACGCGCGAGTGGCAACAGCTCAAACAGAGTGTATCGTTTCCTGGTGATGCCACGTTAACTAATCCAGGCACGACAGCCTTTAATCTGCCGGCCAACTTCAAACGCATGTTGCTTACGGCGAACGTCTGGCGATCAAACACGCCGATGTCACCGATGCGCTTCTTTCCCGATTTGGATGAATGGATGCAGCGCCGCGCGCGTGGCTACTACGATAGCCGCGGCGAGTGGATTATCTACGGTGGCCAGATGCATATCCACCCGCCGATGCCGGTTGGCGTCACGGCGACGTTTGCCTACCTCAGTAAGAACCCCATCGCTCTGGCGAGCGGCGGCCTTGGTGAAACCTTCCTGACTGATAACGACAGCTTTCTGTTGGGCGACCGGTTGCTCAAGCTGGGCATGATTTGGCAGTGGAAGGCGCAGAAAGGCTCGCCCTATTCTGAGGATCTTGGCACCTACGGCGACGCTATGCTGCTCGCCATGGGCAACGACAGCCCTTCGCCGATCCTGGTCGGTCGTGAGCCGATCTCTGCCAGCGTTGTCGCCAGTACCGCCTATCCCTTCCCGGTGCCGTCGTCATGAGCATTGTCCAGGCCTTCAAGCGCCAGGCAGTGCCGCCGCAGATGGCGCAGCAGCTGCAGACAACGACGATCGCGGCGCCGACGCGCGGCATTATCCAGAACGAAAATTTTACGTTCATGCAGCCGGGTGCCGCCATCATTTGCGACAACTGGGTGCCGACATTGCGTGGCGTCAAGTTGCGCGGCGGCTGCGAGAGGTGGGCTGTGCTGCCCGAAGAAGATCCGATCATTTCTGGTTTCGAGTATCTCAGTGCCGACGTGCAGAAGATGTTTGCCGCTAATGCCACAAAACTTTATGACGTCACCTTTGGCGGAACGCCGACGCTGATTAAAGACAGTCAGGGATCCGGCAACTATTCCGCTTCGCAACTTGCCAACCAGGGCGGCGATTATCTCATTGCCGTCAACGACGCCGGCGATGCGCCGCTGCAGTACAACGGCACGACTTGGACAGTTTTCAATGCCGGCCAGATTACTGGTCCGGTAGGATCTACCGTTGTTGCCGGCAGGAACCTTACCTGCGTCTGGAAGTACCGAAACAGGTGGTTCTTCATTGAAGGCGGCAGCATGAACGCCTGGTACCTGCCGCTCAATGCCGTGCAGGGCGCATTGCAGATGATCCCGCTGTCTGGGGCGACGACTAAAGGCGGTAACCTGTTGTTTGGTGCGGCCTGGTCGATCGACGCCGGCGACGGCATCGATGACAAGTGCGTCTTCTGCACCGACCAGGGTGAGTTGATTATCTTTTCTGGTAGCGACCCGTCGACGGCAACCAACTGGCGTCAGGAGGGCCGTTACGCGGTGAGCCCGCCCATGGGCAAGAACGCGCATCTGCCGATCGGTGGTGACCTGCTCATCGCCACGGTCGACGGCATCATTCCGATTTCACAGGCGATCACCAAGACGGCAGAGCAGCTCGAGCTGGCCGCCGTTACCCGCACGATCAAGCCGTTGTGGCGGCAAGAGGTGGCCGCCAAGATTGCCGCGCCGTGGACGTTAAAAAAGTGGGACGAGTACGGCGGCGTCTTTGTTGCTGTCCCTGGCGGCGCGCCGGGTGACCGCCATTGCCTGGTCGCTAATTCCTCAAGCGGCGCCTGGTGTCGCTTTGTCGGTTACGATGCCACCTGCTGGATGTATACGCGCGGCAACCTGTTTTTTGGAACGCAAGACGGCATCATCATGCAGGCCGACCGTACCGGCTACGATGACGGCAAGCCGTACATTGCCACCTTGGTTGGTGGCTGGGAGATGTTTCAATCGGCCGCAGCGCAGTGCGTCTGGCACCAGGCGCGCGCCTCGTTCACAGCCGGTAGTGCCGAACCGTTCCAGCCGCAGATCACCGCCTGCACCGACTACGATATCCGCGTCCCACAACCGCCACCGGCGGGGCCGGATCCTGGCGTGGCGGATGTTTGGGATCAGGGCTTGTGGGATACGGCGTTGTGGGACCAGCCGTCACTGGCGCTGCCTGTGGTGAAGAACACCGGTTGGGTATCAGTCGGCGAAACCGGGTTTTCGCATGCGCCGGTGGTGCAGGTGACGGTGGCGCAGGCGGCGCGGCCGAATGTGGAGCTGATCTCGGTCGCCGCGACATTCGAGCGATTAGGCGTCAACGTCTAGGGACGAGACTATGGTCGATACACCAGCAGACGCGCCAGCTCCGACCGACAACGCCTCTGTCCTGGCGGGGTTGTACAAGGATTACAATCCACAGGGCGCGATGGGTGGCTTGTTTGCGCCGGCCTACATTCACGGCCTGCCGGCGTCAGAGAACGCCGTTTCCACATGGCAGGCGGAAAACCATCCGGTGACCTACGGCAACATCGATCAAACACGCATGCCGTTGCCGTTCCAGGGTCCGTCGGCGATGAGCGCCGGCAATGGCGTTTATGGTGGACCGATCCCGTTGACGCAGGTGTACGGCGATCAGCGCGGCATTGTTGATCCTGAGGCGCTGCGTGTCCTGGCGCAGGGCGGCAAGTACGACTTCAACGCGCGACGTGATGCGATCGCGCAGCGGCTTACGGCTAACACCGCGGCGCAAACGGCGGCGGCAACGCCGGCTGCGGCAGACAACAGCATGTTCCTGGACGAGAACGGCCAGCCATTCGACATTCAGGCGTATCAGTCGGCTTTGTCCCAATACAATCAGCAAAAAAGTCTGGGCAACGTCAATAATCTGCCGCCGATGATGCAGACGGCACCGCTGAAAAGCAGGTTCCCGATCTACAAGAATTATCAGGACTACAACAACGTAGGCGCGTGATGATGTATCGCTATTTATTCGGCGAAGACAGAGTTGTCGCGCAGTTCGTTGCGCAGTTGATCCCGCATGTACGCCAGTTTGGCGATGACGCGCGCACCATTGGCGTCTTGCGCGAGGATGGTGTGCTGATCGCCGGCCTCGTCTACACCAACTACGATCAGGATTTCGGCATCATCGAGATGCACGGCGCATCGATCGATCCGCATTGGCTTACGCGCAGCACCATCGAGCGCATGTACCGCTACCCGTTCGTGCAGGTCGGTGTGCAGATGCTGGTGCAGCGAACGCCGGTCGAGAACGAGCGGCTGCTGCGCCAGCTTGCCGCTTACGATTATCATTTCATTAAGATCCCACGCATGTTTGGCCGCGGCAAAGATGGCGTTCTGTGCTGTCTCACTTACGAAGCGTGGATCGGCAATCGCTTTAACAAACGGTTCAAGCATCACTTGGATGATGCCCCAATAGAGGAGGCCGCGTGATGCCAATCAACTATGCCGCAGCACCCACACCATACGGTGGAGGAGGCAGTGGTGGCGCCGACCAGCAGCGCAACGCTATCACCCAGGCGCTGATGCGCGTCGCCAACCCGCCGCCAAACACTGGCATGCCGCAGCAAAGATCTGGCTATGGCGGCATGCGGCCGGCAATGCCACCGCCCAATAACCTGGGCTCGACAATGCCTAACCCGCAGGATCCGCTCGCCGCCGCTGGCGCCATGCCGCCTCCTGGTGGTCAGGCACCGGGGGGGTTGATGCAGCAGGCCGGCGTTGCGCCGTCTCCACTGCCGCAGACGCCACCGCAGATGATGCCGCCGACGCCGGCGTCAGGTATGCCGCAGGGACCGCAACCAAACGTGCCGCAGGCGCTGGGGCAAGGTCCGCTCGTCCAACCGCCGAATGCCAACCTTCTGCCGCCAGGATTAAACCCAGGAAACTACTGACATGGGTAAGGGCTCCGCACCGTCAGCACCTGCTGCGCCTAATCCCGTCGACACGGCGCGCGCCTCGACGTCGACCAACGTCGCGACGGCGATCACTAATGCATTCCTCAACAACACTAACCAGAACACGCCTGACGGCTCGCTGCGTTACGACCAAACTAACACCTACAACTGGACCGATCCCTATACCGGCACCAACATCTCCATCCCGCAGTTCACAGCGACGACGTCGCTGTCACCGCAACAGCAGGCGATCCAAGATCAGACCAACGCTGCTAAGTTTAACTTGGCCGGCTTGGCCAACACGCAAAGCGATCGCTTGAGCAAGTTGCTGGGTAGCGAGATCGACCTTGGCAACGCGCCGGCGGCGGGGGATCCCAGCGGCATTACTGGCATCCCGCAGGCGGCTACAACATTCGGCGATGTTGGCCAGCAACAGTCGACGTTTGGCGACGCCGGCGACATCACCAAGAGCTACGGTGCCGGCGACTTCTCCGCCGATCGGCAGAACGTGCAGGACGCGCTGATGGCGCGCATGAACCCGCAGCTCGCCATCGAGAAGCAGGGCATCGAGCAGCAGCTTGCCGACCAAGGCATTCGCTACGGCAGTCAGGCTTACTCCGACGCGATGATGAACTATTCCCGTCAGGCCAATGACGCGCGCTTTGGTGCGATCAGTCAGGCGGGACAAGAACAGCAGCGCATGATGGACATGGCGGCGCAGCGCGCCGGGTTCGAGAACGCCGCGCAGCAACAGCAGTACGAACAACAGCAGGGGCGCGGCACGTTTGCCAATCAGGCGCAGGCGGCCAGCTTCCAGCAGGCCGGTGCGCGCGCTGACTACGCCAACGCTGGCCTCGCCCAGCAGGTGGCGCAAGCGCAGACCGGCTTCAACGCCGAGAATATGGCGCGCAACCAGTACATGAACGAGCAGTACGCGCAGCGCAACCAGCCGATCAACGAGATCAGCTCGCTGCTGTCGGGCTCGCAGATCAACAACCCGAACTTCGTCAACACGCCGAATAATCAAATTCCAACAACGGATGTTGCGGGCCTCATCAACAATCGCTTCTCGCAGGATATGTCGATCTACCAGCAGCAGAACCAGAACTACCAGCAGCAGCAGGCCGGCATGTACGGCCTCATGGGCGGCATTCTCAAAGGCGGCATCGGGCTGCTGTCGGACGTGCGCGAGAAAGAGAACATCACCAAGCTTGGCAGTGTGCTGACGCCGCACAGCAACGACAATGAGCTGCCGATCTACAAGTACAGCTACAAGGGAGATCCGGCATCGGTCATGCACGTCGGCCCGATGGCGCAGGACGTCGAGAAGATCGATCCGAGCGCGGTGATCGAACACAAAGGCCGTAAGTACATCGACGGCGGCAAGTTGGGTTCCGTTTTAGGAATGGCGGCGTGACATGGCACTCGAGGACGCTGGCAGTTTCATATTCGGCGGCAGTACTGGACTGAGCTACGAGCAGCTCAAGCAGCGGCGCGCAATCGCGCAGGCGCTGGCGTCTCGGCAAGGCGGCTTTCCCAAGAACAAAGGCGAAGGCCTGACTTACTTGGGGCAGAGTATCGGCGAAGCGTTGTCGGACTTGGGATTGCAACGCCGCGAGGCCGAGGCTTTAAGGCGCAGCGGCGCGTTACGCAGCGGTGCTGGGGCGCCGGCAACAACCTACACGCCGTCGGAGCAGGCGCCACCGGCAACACCACCGCCAGCATCACCGCCGCCCGCAAAAACCAGTGACGCCGGCGAGGGTGACACGCTGGCACCGGTGGTGGCGGCTAGCACGATGGATACGGACGAGGCGCCGACGACGTCAGTCGCAGGCTTCTCCGATACAGCGCCGGTGGCGCCTTGGCCAACAACTGTCGCTGCAACCAGCGAGCAGCCGTCTTTCAGTGACCGGTTTGCCGCGGCAACACCGCCACCAGTGCAGGACACGCCGCCAGCGTCAGTGCGCGATCGCATCGCGGCGCTCGTGCAGCCGGTGTCGCAGGATCCCAACGCGCCGGCGCCACTGACCGGCGGCAACAACGCAGTCAATGCTGACACCATGGCGTTGCCGCAGCTCGCCTCGATGCAGGCGAATGTGAAACAGGCTGGCCCCGTGCCGGCGCCGGATGTGGCATTACCGCGCGGAGATCCGCGCACGACGAGCGGTGTCCGCGCCACGATGGAGGCGGCATTGTCGCGCGGCGGACAGTCGCCGGCGGCGATCAGCGGCATCGAGCGCAACGTGCGCGATGAGAGCAGCTTTGATCCGAACCTGCGCCACCCCGACCAGCCGGGATTTTCCGGCGAGGCGCGCTATGCGCACGGCCTCTACCAAGAGGGCGGTGACGAGTGGAACAACTACGTCAACTGGATCGACAAGAACGCGCCCGGGAGTGATTGGCGGGATCCCAACCTGCAGAGCAAGTTCCTGGCCGAGCGGCTGCAGGATCCACAGTACGCGCGCGCCAATGCGGAGATGAACCGGCCCGACACCTCGCCTAGCGGTGCGGCGATCTCTTTCCTGCAGGGCTATCTCAAGCCGGCGCCGCAATACATGGCGCAGCGCACCGAGCAGTACGCGCGCGAGAACAATGATCCGGCCTACGCGAACAAGCAGATCGCCCAGGGTGGCGACACCGGCAGTGCCACGGTCGGTGGTCGGGCCGGACCAAGCGGCCGCGAGGGCGGCGCACCGCCAGAAGACGCGCGCGACCTGGTGACCCAGGCCCTGCTTTCGCAGTCGCAGCAAAAACCGCAGGAGCAGGCTACCAGCGACGATTATCTGCCTGATGTCGTCGGAATGACCAACCGCACAACCCTGCCGCAGCGGCCCACAGCGGCCCTTGGGAGGGCCGGTGTGCAGGGAGATGTATCTCTCCCCACCCTGCAGCCAATGGGCGCACTGACGGGCGCGCCTACCCCCGCGGCAGGTACGCCGCCAGGTTCGCCGCCAGGCTCGCCGCAGGGTGGCGACCCGCGCGATGCGATCGCGGCCGCTATTGCAGCGCAGCAATCGCCTGATGTGCCGTTGGCAGATCCCACCGGCGCCGGTGCCGTGGCACCGATCGCTGCGCAGGGGCCGCAACCGACCATGACCGACATTCAGCCGGCACCGGTCGGCGGGCCCGGTGACGTCCTGGCGCAAGCTGGTCCGCAAACTCCGCAGCAGCCCCCGCCACCGACATACGCGCAGCGTCCATCGCAGGATCTAATCCCGCCACAGGCGGGTGCGCCGCCGTTTCCCGATCCTGGCAGGCCGCCGACGCGGGCGCCCGACTTGGGTCCGTCGAAGAGCATGGACTACTGGATGCAGAAGGCGACTGACCCGATGCTCAGTCCCGACGATCGGGCGTACGCACAGCAGAAGTATCAACAGGAAGACACCTTCCGGCAGCAGCGGCAGAAGGAGCAGGACGCCGACTACGCCAACCGGCTCTCGGTCTACAACGAGAACATCAAGGCGAAGCGTGAATATGAACTCAAAACACAGCAGCCTGAGTGGGCACTCGACCAGACGATCAAGCGACTGACGATCGAGAAAGACCAGGCCGAGCGCGCCAACGATCCCGTTGTGGCGCAACAGAAGCGTGTCGACTTGGAGAAGGCCAAGGCGGAACTGGCGAAGACGCGCCAAGGCCTCATTGCGACCGGTCAGCCTGGTCAGCAGCAGCCAGGGCAGCCGCCGCCGCAGCAAACCGATCCGGCGCTTGGCACACCGCAAAGTCCGCAGCGCAGCGGCACACCCAACGTGCCGCCCGTTCCGGCCGGCATTGCGCCGGAAAAATGGGCCGAGCTGCAAGCGCCCGTGCAAGTCGCCGCTGTCGAGGCCGTTCAGAAGGCGACGCCACAGTTCGATGATGCGATTAAAGCGATCCAACAGGCGCGGACGCATCCTGGCCGGGAATACGGCCTTGGTCCGGCCAGCAGCGTGACGACAAAATTCCCCGGCACTGACGCTTATGCCTTTGGCAAGATCAACGATCAGATGGTCGGCAAAACATTCTTGACTGCATACAACACCCTTAAGGGCGGCGGTCAGATTTCAAACGTCGAAGGCGACAAGGCGCAGGTTGCACAGGCGCGAATTGATCCAAATCAAAAACCTAAGGATTACGATGCGGCGTTGAATGATCTTGAGACGCAGCTGCGCCGTGATCTCGAGACGGCGCAACGCAAAGTCAACGCGCCGGTTACCGCGTGGCGCGCACAAGGAGACAATTCATCGTATGCGCCTGACATCGGCGAGCGGAAAGGCAACCACCAATATATCGGCGGCAATCCGCGCGATCCCATGAGCTGGAGAAAGATCCAGTGAGTGAAGAGAGGCCGTGGGAAGATTTTCAAGACCCGCTAACCGCCTCAGCTCCGCCTACTGCGGCGCCGGCCGAGGCGGCGCCATGGGAGGCCTATACTGATCCGATCGCCGGTCCCGATAAGCCGCCACCACAGTTCAACCAACCCTTTGGCGAACTGAAACCTTACACGCCATCGCCATCCGAGCGGGTCGGCCAGTGGGCATCGGACCTATTTCGTGGCGCCGGCGCGGATCCGTACACGGCCGGAAAGTTTGGCCGCGGTGCGCGCGACGTCTTGGGGTTGACACCGGCCGGCCCGTTGATGGCGGGCGCCGATGTGCAGCACTACGCCGGTGAGGGCGATTACGGAAAAGCAGCTCTCAGCGCGGTAGGCGTGTTGCCTGGCACCAGCCTGGCGCGCAGCGCGGTGGGTGAGGGCGTCAACGCGGCGACCAGGATCCCGCTTAACTTTGCCGAGAACCCTGCGCGCGAGGTGTTATCGGCGCCGACGAGCCAGCAGCTCCTGGACAAAGGCGCCAGCAGATTTGGCGAGTACCGCAATGCGCCGGTGGTCTACTCGCCGGACTCGATCGCGCAGCTCGCCAACGACATGAAGGCCAAGCTTGCCTCGAGCGGCCAGTACGAAAAAGCAGCGCCGGTCACGCACGAGGCGATCGATGTCTTGCTCGACAAGACCAAGACCCGGCCACTGATCACGCCAGCGGACATCGATGAGTTTCGCCAAGCAACGAGCGCCGGCAGCAAGAAAGGCGAAAGCGGCGCCATGCAGGCGCGTTCGATGCTCTACGATCATCTCGACAAGACCGGCAACGATGCCTTGCAGAAAGGCGTTGCCGATTACGCCGCCGGCAAACGCGGCAGCATTGTCGACACTATCTTGCGCAAGTCAGCCAACGCCTCTGATCCAGAACGCGCATTGACCAATCAGCTGCGCAGCACCGTCGAGAGCACGACGCAGCGCCCGCGTGGTTTCGTCCCAGAAGAGATTGCTGCGCTCGATGCCGCAAAAACCGGATCTCGCGGGGTGCGCGCGCTCGAGGGCGGCGCCAACGCGCTCACCGGCGGTGGTGGGATTGTCGGCGCCTTGTCGCGTCTTACTCCAATCAGTACAGGCATGGCCTACCTTGGTCATGCTGTCGGTGGCCCGGTCGGTGGTGCTATCGGTTTTGCTTTGCCTGGTGCTACTGCCAGCGGCATGCGCGCTGGCGCTGGTTCGTTGCGACGCGGCGCCGCTGAAGAGGCTGGCAATCTGGTACGGCAACGCTCGCCGATGTTTCGCGAGGCGCAGGCCGCTAGCGATGCTGATCCGCTCTATTACCCAGGAACACCAGCGCAAAACTTTGTCATGCGCAACGCGATTACGCAGGCGCTGATCAATCAGCAGGGGGGTCAGTAATGCCGCGCGACGGTTCAAACGTCTATCATATCCCGGCCGGCACTCAGGGTATTCCCGATCAGTCGATCGAGAGTAACAAGTACAACATTTTCATCGCCGACGTTGAGCAGGATCTTAATATCCCGCGTCCAATCATCGCTGGCGGCACCGGCGCCACCAATGTCGATGACGCGCTCAACACAATGGGTGGTGAGAAGGCGTCACAGATCGTCACTAATTTCGATAGCCAGCTTTGGTATCCAGGATCGTTTTATGCGGCCAGCACCGCCACCAGCTCGCCAGTAGCCGGACACGCTTTTGTCGGGTGGGTCTACAGTTCCGATCCGCCGGCCGTGCCGCCGGCCAATAACAACCTGGTGGTCGAGGCGCGCGACCAGAACGACACCGTTGTCCCCGGCAGCCTGTGGGTGCGCGAGAAGAAGGGCGGTGTGTGGGGACCGTGGACGAAACCGGCCGCAGCGCAGGCGCCGCTCGACAGCCCCGTGCTTACAGGAGATCCTCAGGTGCCGACACCGGCATCGGGTGATCATGACAAGAGCATTGCTAATACGGAGTTCGTAGCAAACAGCCTCATCGCAATGGGAACGGTGCTGCAGACCAGCATCGACACCAAGGCGCCAATCAATTCGCCAGTACTGACCGGAGATCCGCAAGCGCCGGATCAGACAGCTGGTGATAATGACCAAAGCATTGCCAACACCAAGTTCGTGAACGCTGCCATTGCCGCCGCGGCAACAGTTCACGCCACCGTTGCCGAATTTCGCGCCAACTCTGCGCCAACGCACGTTGTCGATGTCGGCACGGTGTGGGGGGCGGCTGCGCCGGTACTTCTGGTGAGTGGAGTAGCGCCAGATTTTTCGCTTGGTCTTGATTTTCAAATATCTGGTGGAGGGTCAGTTACGGTTGCAAATCCGGTCAATACGAAAGTAGGTCAGAAGGGTGTTTTCATGATTGTCGGTCCGACTGCTACTTGGGGGACTGCCTACAAGTTTGCCAATGGCATCAAGCCAACAACAACAGGCACTTGGAATGTTATTTCGTACATTGTCTGGGATGCCAGCAACATTCTCTGTTCAACGGCATCGGCACTCAGTTAATGCTCCCCGGTATTCAGGCAATGCTGATTGGAGGTCGGCCGCGGCCGGCAACGCAACAAGTCGCAGCGTGGGGCAGCGGCACGACGTGGACAGTCCCCGATAACTGGACTGACGACAAGAACGAGATCCACTGCATCGGCGGCGGAGGCGCAGGCGCAGGCGGGCAATCGGGCGGCGGTGGTGGTGGCGGCGCCTACTCCCGCGTTATCAATTGCATCCTCTTACCAAGATCTGTCGTCACCATCCGCATTGATGGCCCCGCTGGCTACACGCTGTTCATCAGGAGCGATGGCGCAACGCTGTGTCAGGCTGCTCCTGGCGCCGGCGGCAGCGGCAATTCTGGGGGCGCCGGCGGCAATGTCGCCAATGGCATTGGTGACGTGAAGTACAACGGCGGCAATGGCGGCACCGGATATGGTGGCGCCTTTCAGGCTGCCGGCGGCGCAGGTGGTGGTGGTGCTGCTGGCCCCAATGGCGGCGGCGGTTTTGGCGGCAACAGCAGTAGCGTTAGTTACGCGGCACCAGGTGGCGGCGGCAATGGCGGTGGCGGCAGGGGTGGCGACAGTGCGCCGTCATACGTGTCCGGCGCTGGCGGCAACAATTACGCCGGCTACGGCGGCGGTGCGGCGATCGGTGGCTCTAATCTTGATGGCGGCCATGCTGGTAACCCGGGTGTCGATGGTGGCGGTGGTGGTGGAGCCGTCTGGGACAGTTACAACCATCCCAACAATGCTGGACAAGGCGGCACTGGCGGCAACGGTCCTGATTTCGGCCAAGCCAACCTTGGATCGGGTGGCGGTGGCGGTGGTGGTGCCAGCGGGTTTCTCGGATCTTCGTGGTACGGCGGCTATGGCGGCTATTACGGTGGGGGCGGTGGGGGCGGTGCTATATCCGGTCCCGGCGGTCCCGGCGCGCCAGGTTTGATCGTCGTTAAGTGGGGACCATGACCAGGGCGATCGCCACGATATTCGTGATCGTGCTGCTGGTCGGCACCTTCCTCTACGCGCAAAGTGCAGCACCGCCGACACCGGTTTGCGTGACTGACGAGGACCGCGTCCACATTCGCGCGCAGGTTCTGGCGGCGATCGATGATGCGTTTCGGGAAAACGTCGGACACCTGTTCACCGGTTGGCTCAAGGATCCGCACCAGCAGCCGGCGCGCGCCGCAGCCGGCATGCAGAGTTCTATTGTTGCGTATCAGCGCGCTCGCGTCGACGCGCTCAAGTGGTCGCCACAGAGTTGCTAGGAGGACGCCATGTCGTTCAGTTACGGCACCATGTGGCCGCTCTACGCCCAGCAGTGGGATGCCATGGAGGCGATCGACGCCGATTGGGCGGCGATGTTCAAGGAGCTGGGGCAACACGCAATAAGTAATAAATCGCGCTACCAGGGCGTCGAGCGCGACACTGGCGTTCCCTGGATGATGATCGCGGCCATACATCGCAGGGAAAGCGATTGCGACTTCGATACTTATCTGGGGAACGGCGAGCCGCTTAACGAGGTCACCGAGCTGGTGCCGGCCGGCCGCGGGCCGTTTGACAGCTGGGAGGAGGGCGCGATCGACGCGCTCGAGTATGACGGGCTGACCGAGGTCACCGATTGGCGGCTGGAGAAAATGCTGTTTCACCTCGAGAAGTACAACGGCACCGGCTACTACAACAAAGGCCTGCCATCGCCCTATTTGTGGGCCGGCACGACAATCCAGGAGCCTGGCAAGTACGTGGCTGACGGCAAGTTCGATGCCGATACGATGGACCAACAGCCGGGATGCAGCGGCCTGCTGTATGCAGTACACCGGTTGGATCCGCCGGCGCAGTACGAACGCGAAACGGCGGCGCCGGCCTGGATTTAATTAAAAAAGCCGCGACGCCTGACAACGCCGCGGCCTTTAAGGTTATGAGACGACCATCGGGGTGAAGGAGCCGCCCCACGAGGTGGTAATACCGTGAACCAGAAAAGGTTGCTGTACGGTGTCTGACACAGGCGAACCGCGCCCGGTAATGTCGACGCTCACAACGAGTGCCTTCCCCGCCATCGGTGGCGATACAGCCGGCGACGGCTCGTTTCCGCAAGGCACCGAGGTCACGATCGTCGCCAGGGCGTACCCCGACTACGCCTTCACGCACTGGTCCTACATCAACGGCCTCGAGGCGAGCACCGACGCCTCCTACACATTCACGCTCACCACCAACACCGAGCTGGTCGCACACTTTGAATATGACAAGGCGGTGTTCGATCTCGTCAAGCTGACGCGGTGCGACAGCGAAGGCGTCCGCCAGCAGTCGGTCTGGGTGAACCCGGCGCACGTCATTTACGTTACCGTGCGGGCTGATGGCGTGACACACGTTTACTTGCGCGACGAGAAGGAAATGTTCGTCCTCGAGCGGCCACCGGAGTAATCGCCATGATCGAAGCAATCATCTATGCGCTGATTTACATTTGCTTGCTGGCGTTGGTGATCTACTTGATCATCTGGGTACTGCAGACGGTGGCCGGCATTGCCCTGCCACCCAAGGTCGTCCAGATTATCTGGATCATTTTTGCCTTGGTCTGCATTCTCATTCTTGTGAGGTTACTTCTTCCTCACTCAGGGCGGCTCCTGGGAGGCGTGTTGCCGCTGCTGGTTTGACGCAGACGTCATGCGCTGCGATAGTGCGCCAGCTCCGTTGTGATGAACGAGCTGTGTTGTGATCAGACGCCACCGGCCTCAGCCCCCGGTGGCGTTTGTTTTTTGACGTAGGTCAATGAAAAGCCGGCTTGCGCCGGCTTGATGGTGTGAGCCCCCGCGGGCCTGATGGCACCCCTCGCGAGGGGCTGGCTGGCGGCCGCTTATTCGGGGACTAGCGGCCGCCAGTTGCAGTCAAGTCTCGCCGGGAATATTCCCGTGAGGCTCGTGCTCGCTGTTCCTGCGATTAACCCAGTTCTCGAGCGTGTTCTGGATCTCAGCAGCCAGGTCGTTGCGATCGACCTGGCTGTAAAAAACAAACTCGTCAGCGAGGACGATTTCAGCCAACTTGCGGCAGTCGTCCTCGAACGGTTTTTTTTCAGCTCCCATTTATTTAGTCACCCCCTTTCTTGATACTTTTTCGATGACCTCTTCCCAGCTGTCGCCTTCAGCTTTGACGAGGAAGAACATGCTCTCAGAGACACCAACGGTGATCTTGTGGCAGCGGGTGATGGACGACAGCCGATCGGTCCTGTCGCTGGCGACGCGGTGTTCAGCAAACAGGCGTTGGTACTCCGCATCCGCCGCAATGATGGTCCGGTAGCGCTCGTCCTTTTGTTCTTTGAGCCTGCGGCGCTCCTCCACTGCTGCCGGCAACTCAGCTGCCGCCGCGGCCTTTTCTTCCTGTGTCGGCGCCTTGGTGTTGATGCGATAGCCCAGTTTCTTGCCAAGCAACTTGCCAAGCTTTTTGATAGCGACCGAGCGTTCCACGTTACTCGCCCTCGATGTCGAGATAGCGAACGACGTCAGCTGGCGTGTTGAACGGGATGCGACGACCCTCGTCGTCACGCACGTCCATGTGCGTCCAGCCGCCGGC